GACCCCCTTTCGGGGGTCCCTGGCGCAAGTCAGAATTTTACACCCTTTACCTTGGTTGTGTGATGGTATACGTACCCTATGATAACCGAGTCACTGTAAGTGGTTCGGTGTCGAATCCGACACAGACTACTTCCGGTCTCTCTGGTGATTATGGTGGTATCGATACTATCAATCATCCATACCCTTACGTCACGGGTGGTGGCTTTCGCTCCACTCGTGCGACGGCTCGCGACTGGTTCATCAACGGTGATTCAGCTCCTGGCTGGTCCTTTAATCGTCATTATGACAATTATCGGTGGGCCACGACTGCGCACCCTGGTGTGCCAAGTCCTTCAGGCTTAACGGCTGCTGACTTACTTGCTCGGAGTAATCCTAGCAGGGCTGTCGTAGACGTACCAATCTTCTTATACGAACTTAGGGAACTCCCTGAGTTGTTTAAGTTGGCTGGTAACACTGTTGCTAAGAAAGTGGCTTCCGGTAACCTAAGTTACCAATTTGGTTGGAAACCGCTTTTGAATGACCTTGGAAACCTCCTTGGCATTCAGGCTTCAGTGAATAAGCGTGTTGCCGAACTGTCTAAGCTCTATCAGACAGGCGGACGATCCGTTAAAGCTGATGTCGGTACGACTACTTTGCCTGGTACGGAATCTTTCTTTGGGTTTCCACCCGCAGGGGGATACGCGTACGTAACGCATCGGGGTTCGTGCCGATCGTGGATTTCTGTCTCTTGGGTTCCTGTTTTTGACCCTCGAGGCGAGATTCCTGATCTTAATGAGATTCGTATACGTGCCTTCAAGGCCGTATTCGGTCTCACTATTGATCCATCAACGGTATGGAATGCATTGCCCTGGAGTTGGTTAGTCGACTGGTTTTCTAACCTTGGCAGTGTTCTATCTGCTAGGCGGAATCTAGTCGGCTTCATTCCTGGACAATGTTACGTTATGACGACGACTCAGAAGAGTTCTACCTATCGATTTGAAGGTATAACCGATCTGAATCACTCACCGGCGTACTTTAGTGAAATCACTAAGGAACGTTCGGGAACTGCGTCGTCTAGCGTCACAGCCAATGTGCCTTTCCTCAGTGGAAGGCAGCTTGGTATTCTTGCATCTCTCGCAATCACGCGAAGATGAGTCCCTACACAGGAGCGTCGTGATGACGCCCCATGGAACGCCGCGAGGCGCCCCGAAAGGAAACCCATGCTCACGGATCCGCAGACTCTCACGGTTAACTCGATTGCCAAATCTATGGCGCGTATTAACCAGGATAACAACAGTGCCGTTTATCGGCTCCGTTCCTCGACCGACGAACTTGTCCTGTCTATCAAGCACTCCGACGGAAAGATTTCCGGAGGACAGTTTGGAGAGGGACATGTGGTTAAGGTAGACTACACGGTCTTCGCGACTAGTAGTGTGCCCCAACTGCGTTTGGCCACGTGGCTTGTTATTCAGAATCCGGACGGGATGGACTTGACTGTCGTCAAGAATCACGTTCTGGCTCTGACTGCCTTCGCCACAAGTGCCAATATCGATAAGTTCCTGAACGGTGAAAGCTAAGCTTTCTTCAGGTCCTTGTTGATAGGTCAGTGTTATCACTCGCTTGCGCGAGTAGAGTCGCTAAGTTGCAGGATCCACCTCAAGCCTATAGGAGATACAGTTATGACTGCAGTTCCTGTGGGGCATGAGTTCCTCGTGGGAGCGTACAAGGCTCTTTATAGAGACATTGTACGTTGGATTCCTGAAGCGAATCGCAAGTCACTTGAGTGGGATCAAATCCAACTTGAGCGCCTTGTTTTGGACAGAGGCCAGCGGTACTTCACCATTGACCTCCCTGAGTTCGGGAAAGTTTTCGAACAATCCCTTGCTGCAGGCTCACTCCTCGATCAGTCAATACCTGGCTTTCACAAGCTAGTGACTAGTAGAGGAAACGACGCGAGACCCAGACTCTTCTGGGCGCTCATGTCGAGAGTGTTCAAATATGACGGTACTCTACGAGGTCAGCCGTGTACCCTATCAATCGGATTGATAAGACAGCTATGCTATCTCTTCAAAAAGTTGAAAGGGGAGTGCAGTGACCATTTCAAGTTCGCTGCTATTTCTGATCTCTACGCTGTCGAAGAGCATCTTCCGGAGCCTACCCTTGATTGGGAGGATCCTATTGGTGCTCTTGATTGGTTATCTCACCATAGTTTCGCCGATGGCACAGCCTGTGCTCGCGCACTTGCTGACGTCGACGGGGCATGTGGTGATATCACCAAGTGTGGAACAAGCTTTGGGCTTCACCTCCAACGAGTCTTCGACGTCGTCGGATGTGAATTCCCGTTCCTTGAAACGCACCAGATAAGAGGACGTCATGGACCAGGAGCTGTTTCAGATGGTTCCAGGAATGGAAGCAAGTATTCCTTTCCTGTTTGGCCTGCTAAGCTTCAGTCTTTGTTTCCTTACGATCAGCATGCTTCTACTAACCATATGTTGGATGGTAGCGCACCTGAGGATGGGGTCACAGTATCGAAGCTTATCTGCGTTCCAAAGACGCATAAGGGTCCGAGGCTTATTGCATCGGAACCCATTGCTAATCAATGGATACAGCAGGGACTTAAGGACTTTCTGGTCGAAGGCTTTGACAGATCCTATATCGGGTCTGCCATCGCTATATCCGATCAGACGCAAAATCAACAGATGGCGCGTATAGCGTCATTTGGTGGTTCTGCGACTATTGACCTTAGTGCCGCAAGCGACCGTCTGACATGTTACGTAGTTGAGAGGGCGTTCAGGAAACGACCTGATATCCTCTCAGCTATGATGGCATGTAGAACACCATTGCTTTCGAATGCTATCGATAAGAAGCATCCGAAACTTCTTAGACTTAAGAAGTTTGCGATGATGGGCTCAGCTCTGACCTTTCCAGTGCAGTCTTTTATTTTCTTCGGTATCTCGATCGCTTCTGTCCTTTGGGTCAGAGGCCTTCAAGTGACCGTCGAGAATATTAAGAGTGTACTGTCAGAGGTAACGGTCTACGGGGACGATATCATCGTTCCTGTTGATTCGGTTCAGGTACTGGTGCAGTCTTTGACTGCACTAGCCCTCAAAGTCAACAGTGGCAAGAGTTTCTGGACTGGTAAGTTCAGAGAATCTTGCGGGACTGACTGGTACGACGGAGAGTGCGTAACTCCCTGTTATATCAGGTCCGACTTTGACCCCGCCCACCCTAGCTCCCTAAGTACAGTAGTCGAGACG